GTAATCAATAAGGTCAACCGGAACACCGCCGAGCTCCCAGGCAGAATCCTCATAGACAAATGAGAATACATATGACCCGGAAACAGTTACAGCCGATCTCCACACATCCTTGTCAAGAGTAGCCGTAATACCTTCCGAATCAGAAACAGTAATCTTTTCTTCAGTCTGAGTTACACCGTCTACAGTTACGTTCGTAACGTCGAGTCCGGTAAGCGGCAGATAATACCGATTTACCCAGGCGTACACAACCGTAATGGCATCTCCATTAACCGGTGTACCTCCTACAGTAATACCGTAATCCAGAGGATCAGTAGGTACACCATCCAGTTCCCATTCGGTCGTATACTCAAACACATAAGTGCCCGGGGTATTCTGTCTTGCTCTGAAGTAAGAATCCTCCAGAGATACAGTAAAGTCACCAGATACGGTAACACCCATCGTATACGCAGAATTGTACCAAAGGGTTTTCTTTGAACTGATTCTATTCTCAGGCTGGTAGATAGTACCGGAACCGTTCGCAGGAGTACAGTTAATATAGGTAACCGGAACATATCCTTCTACATCATCGGCGGAGAAATACTCATACCACGCCGGTTCTATAGGCTCGTTATTATCGTCCAGTTGCGGGTCAGGTTCTGCGTATGTTATAACGATATAGTATCCTTCTGTTTTGTAGTACAACTTTTCATTATAAGGAAAGAATGTACCACGAACAGACATTCCGCCGTCTGCCTCATAAATTAAGTAGGACTCCCCTGTCTGAGGCTCTACTACATACAAACAATTACCGGCATGAGCAAACATACAATCGTTCCACAGTCGATCATAGGCTGTGTGAAACGTACCGAGACCTGTGCTGTTAATCCACACCTGCCCGTCACGGCAGCTTAAAACACCCTCGCGCCAAAGGAGATTTTTCATCTCCGGGCTTTCATTATTATCTATACGATAGTCAAGCTCCTGAAGGTTAAGTCCTCCTGCGAGCATATCAAAACTAGTGACGTACTCCTTCTTGGCGGAGGGCATTTTGGAAAGATTTACATAACCCATCTTTTACCAGCACCACCCGTTATAAAAACCGCCGTAGGCGTCAAATATTTCGTTTTCTTCTATATATGTCGGATTCGGCTCAAGCCTCTGGAGTCTTGTCTCAAACTCGTTATACAGAGCTGAGTACCTGAAAGCATCATCATACATCACGATAAAAGCCGCGATATAGAATGGAAGAATTTCATTTACTTCATCCGTGTTTTGAAGTACATAATTGTCCGGTACAGTCTCTGCAACCGGAACGCCCCTTCTCTGGAATTCCATGAGAAGCTTATCCCCCATGCCGTGAGGAACAAGAAGTTTATTCCCGCCAAGGAGTTTATAATTGTTGTATCTTACAAACTGCGGTTTGAACTCACCGCCCTGGGGCCAGATAAGTCCGGGTTTCATTTTCAAACAGTCTTCAGGAAGAAGATACTGATCACAGCCGCCAATATCATCGCACGGAAGGTCACACAACCGAATAACATCATCGAAGTGCTTTACCTGATAAACATAGGTCTGAGCTGAATTAAGCAGACCCGGGATCATCTTCACATAGTCTGCCTGATTATTATATGATAATTCTATTTCGTCTCCAGCAATTGTATAGGAGAAGATGTACTGGAGTACTCTGTTTTTTAGTTCGCCGTATGTCATTTATAAGTCTTCTCCTTTAGATCTTAAAATGAGAAGGGATGCCATAAAGACATCCCTTCAAAAAGTTTAATTAGCCAATGTTCAGAGGAACATCCGCAAATGCGATCGGCTTGTCAGCGCTATCGACTTCTACGATACGAGCAATGATGTGAGATGCGGTCGGAGTGATCTCCGTAGCATTCGCAGTGAGCTCGGTCCAGTTGCCGGTAGTAATAGCAGAACCGAAGGTGATGGCAGTCAGACCGGCAGCAGAAGTTGCGGTCATGTAGTACCACGCATTGGCAGAAGCTTCCTTCTGAGCGTTGATGATAAGAGTGGTCTTACCGGTATCGGTTGCAGCGCTCATAGCATCAAGCACCTTGAATACGGACTGGCCACCGTGATAATAGAGAGCGAAGCGCTTCTCATTCAGCACGAAGCAGTCATAAATTGTACGTCCTTCAACGAGCCAACCGGAGATTCCCGGAGGATCATCGTGGATACGGTAGTCCTCGAGCTGACGCGGACCGACAGCTGCTTCGGAGTGAGCAAGGATGAAAGCGGCGCCAGCCGGGAGACGACTGGAAGGAACTTTCACGATCTTGCACCCATCGACTTCACCAAGGATACCCTTGATTACCATCTCCTGGGATTTATCGGAGTACTTCATGAATGCAGGATCCTGCATCATGTAGTTCGCAAACTTGTACGTGCAGAATGCTACACGGCCAGCTTCGGGAACATTGTGATCGCCGAGGTATTCCATACCGGCGAGGAAGCAAGCATAAGCATTGGATGCGGTGACAGCAGTGGAAGCATAGCCGCCAGCAGCTTTCGCAGCCTCAGCAAAAGCTTTGAAGCAGTAAGTATCGAACTCGGGAACAACGACTTCACGCAGCTGACGTGCGAGAGCCTGACCAGCATCAGACACCATCTCGGACTGGCAGAATGTTACCCTACCGGCTCTTTATCCGGTAGTTCTTATAGTTTCCTATAAGTTCAGAGTACATTTTCATCCTGTATTACATACAGGAGTCGGACACTCTTGGGGGCCTTTTATTCTGTAAAACAGGTTCAGCCCCTACTCGTTACGGTGCTACAGACTCTTTAGTTTCTGTAGTTACCTCGGTATTAGCTTGCGAAGGAATTATATATTCCCAACGATAACCATTACACGTTTTTCTTCTTCCTTTTAAACACGCACACATATTAGATACAGAAGCACCAACCGCCCTAGCTGCAGAAGACAAGCTGTCATATTCTATACCCGTATCAAGGCATCGAACCGGGTCTTTCTTCTGCGAATCACTCAGCTTCTTCCTCGTCTCTTCCGACCTGTTGCTTTGCGCAATACGCATCTTTTCAATAGTCTCCGCACTTTTCGGATGGCTATTAACCCGTCGAATCATTTCTACCCATTCTACGGATTGTTTTTTACCGTACATAGGATTCTTAACCCCGAGCTTAGACTGTCGAATCTTTTCTTTCGCTTCGTCTGTGTGGTTTAACCCTTTCCAACCGAGTTCTCCACCCGCCTGAAGGTTATACCCCTTTTTTGGATTCCGCGCATCGTACTCCTGAATCAACGCCTTTTCTAAAGAACCGGCTTCTTCCTGAGACAAATCGGTAGCGACAATCTCGTGAAGAATGTTATCCCATCCGTACTTTGATATCGCATTTCGAAAATACCCGGTATTATATCCATGCCCGTCTCTACCCCATCTACCTTCTGGGGTCTGGCAAGTAAGGCCTATATAAATTTTTCCGCTAGGAGATGTGTGCTTATAAACGGTGTAATTGTTTTCTTTATTCATATAATTTCTATCGTTTAGCCTTCACCGATTTTGCCCGATAGACACTACGACTTACGCCGCAGCGAGACCCAAACAATTGATCTTATCGCCCTTATCGATGATGAAATTGAAAGCACGATCCTTGGTGATCGTCATGGTCTGAACATTACGGGTCAGATCATCAGGAGAGCCATAACGAGAAGTACCGGTACGGCTGTAGTCCTTCATAACACTGATGGGGATGCTGTAGACCTTAATAGTCTTCTCGCCCGTGAAATCGTACTTATTGTTGAGCGCCATCTGCGCCTGGGATTCGAGGTACCAACGTTCATCAACTACGCTGGAATATTTGGTAGCAAGATTAATTCCGCCTGCCATAGTTTAATCATTCCTTTCATTATATGGCTTGCGGATAACGGTTCACGCGAACCGTCAGGGGGAATCAGGAATTAAATCCTTTAAGGAACGGATCTTCCGCTCCAATGTTTGTAGCGCCGTTATTCGCGACGCCTCTGACAGGTGCGCGTCTAGCCGCCTCCGCGTTTTGTTTGAGAGTTTTATTCTCCTTCTGGAGACGTTCGTTCTCGGCTTTCGTCTGCTTCTGTAGATACTTCGTATACGCTGCTGTCAAAGACATCCCGCTAGAAACAGTCGCCTGAACAACCTCATCAGGAAGAGTCTTACCCTTCAGGTCCGGATAAACCGACAACAGCTCCGCTACTTCCGGTTTGAAATCTCTCTCCGGTGCAGACGGTTCTTCTTTGTCAATTTCATCCTCTGGAACAAAAGGTTTCCGATCCTTCATGGCCTGGTCTTCGAGTTCTCTGACCCGGCGGTTGACAGTGTCCTGCGCGATAGTTGGATGTACTTTTTCATTTACAAGCCTGTCTATCTCAGCCTTAACATAGCTTTCCTTTGCCTGGTCGAGCATCTCATCCACGCTCTTATATCCAAGCAGTTTACTCACTATTTCAGCCTTCTCCTGTTCCGCAGCCTTAGCATTAAGCTTGTTACGGAACTTATCAGCAGCGTAGGCTTTCTCGTACAATTCCGGCAGTTCAGACTGATCGATCTCAATACTTTTCTTATGATGATTGATATTCGCGTCAAATCTGAGAGTTGTGGACTGAGTCTCCGGTTCGCTAGGCGTGGCGAGCTGCTCCCCTTCATCAGTCTCAGATTCGTCAGTCTCCGCAGTTTCTTCATCCGTGGCAGGGATGTTCTCTGCTTCCTCTGATCCAGCTTCTACGTTAGTCTCGGCAAGAAGGTTCTCCAACGGCTCGTCAGCCGGTGTGTCTCCTGCTGCCCAGTCGAAGAAATCACCTTCACCTGTCCAGCCGACCGGCAGGATGGCGTCGTCTCCAGTAGAAGTGGCAGGAATCTTATTGTTTTCGTTGTCCATAAAATTTTTTCCTTTCTATGGCGAAGATTGGATTATTAAATTTATATAACCGACTCTTATGGAAAGCCGGTTATACAGTGGTTGCGGAACCTAGATTCGAACTAGGGTCTCGAGTGTATGAGGCTCGCAAGGTACCGCTCCTCTATTCCGCAATATAGAAAGCAGGCTTATTACTAAGCCTGCTTTAAATTTTATTCGGCAGTTTTCTTTTTCCGAGTTCTTTTCTTCGGAGCCTCTTCAACAACAGGCTCTTCAACCGGAGCCTCTTTAACAGCAGGCTCTTCAACCGGAGCCTCTTCAACAACAGGCTCTTCAACCGGAGTCTCCTCAACAACTTCCGTAGTAGCGGTCGTTGTTTCATACGGAACTTCGTCTCTGGCTGGTACTGGGATCATCTCTCTCCCATTAGGGCCGAGAGTCTCAACCCAAATAACTTCGCACATAAATACGTCTCCTTATTCTTCTGACCCACCGTCGAGATCAAACCAGGTAGTACTTTCTTCATTAAAGATCCATCTATGCCCAGTATCTGACTCGATGAACTTAGACCCTTCAAGTACATCAATTGGCTTATCCTCGAGGGAAGAACCGCTCAACTCGACATACATACCCGCATAGGACGAAGGTTCTACCAGAGGGCCTTCAATTTTAAGTGCTCTCATATTTATTTCTCCTTATTACATTGAGCCCTTCTGCACCAAAGCTTTTTGAGCAGACCTAGGCAAATCATTGTACTTAGCCTGAATTGATCCAGGCAGTTGGCTTATTGCTTTCTCCGCTGAGATATCTCCGCCCATTGACGGGAACCCAGCGTTCTGCAGATCAGAGCGAGGGGTCTTAGAAATCTGAGGCCCCTGCTGACCCGGCATCATATCGCCCTGCTGATCGAGAGTAGCAGCTTGCTGCGCGACCTCAGCTGTACGCTTCTTGATCGAGTCAATAAGCTCCTGCTTCCTCGGGATAAGCTTGTCAGGTATACGCTCCAGATAATCAATGATCTCAAGCGTACCGTCACGACGAAGGTTATCAAGAGTCTGAACAGTAGCGATCTCGCTGTAGTACGTAGTCGCACCGACCTGAGCGTCGATGTTGAACCACAGATGCTTCAGCTGGCTGAAATCAAACTCTTCAACTACGCGCCTGGTAGTTTTCTGAGTCATCATCTGCCCGGTCATAGGATCGATCATCGGCTGTCCATTAGCTTCTGAGATATCCTCAAAGGTACGTTCACGCACCAACGGACGCTTACCGTAATACGTACCCATCATATCCAGAAGGATAGCACCGATGTCTTCGACCCATTCGTGAAGTCCTGCTCTGGTATTCTCCAGAGGAACTTCAGCGGAAGACTGCAGGACCATTAAAGCGGAAGTGTTGTCCGGTCGTACATTACCCATCTGTGCGTCAGTAGCACCGAGACAGTCTCTCGTATACTGCATAACACGGTCAATGCACATGACGATCTGGTTCGACATATCAGCAGGCTGGAGAGATGTAGCCACATCCCTCAAGGTCATACCCGGCTGAAGGTTATGAACACCGATAGCCGCGCCTACTTCGTTATTCCACTGACCAATAAGATCAGCATTGTAGATCGTCTTCGGAAAGCTCTGCAGCTGGAGATGACGGAAGATCATGGCCATCATGCCGTTAATAAAGATCTGGTTAGGAACAATACCTGTAACCAGAGCTCTTCCATGATACTGGTTCTTCTGCTTCTCCCAGTTGCCCCAGGCGATCGGATATCTGGAAAGCCCAGTATCCACGTCCTCATAGATCGACATCGTCCGGGTAGCCTTCGTTACATGAACGGAAGTAACCAACCTGGTAGCACCCTTGGTCTTATACACCGGCGTACCATCCGTTTTAAGAATCGGTTTACCGTCAGCGTCTGTATCGACAACGGGATTACCTTCGTCGTCGTACACCGTGATCCGTTCCTGAAGTCCGGTATCAGGATCAATAACCGGTTCCTCTTTCGTTACCTTCGTATACAGAAGACCAAACAGTGCTTTGCCGGTCTTCTCATCCGTCTGGGATATTTCGGTTTTACCACCAACACCTATCTGCCACTGCCATTCAGAGTCGGAAGGAAGGCTGTCGATTGTTACATCGTCAGACGCAATCCCTCCCCGCTTCTGGCTTGACGCCGCAAACAGTCTTGCTTCTTCTTTTAAATTATCCAGGGTATCACGGCCAAGGATCAGTATATAAGGCTGTTCCTCAACCTTCGGAGTATTCGGGTTACCGAACATCACGTTGATACCGTCAACGAGTTCGAATTCGATCTCGCCTTTATGCGCACCGAACGCACCGCCGTATGGGATCGCATCCGGATTCCAATAGAAATGCGCACAATAATCGCCGGTCTGAGCCCCCTCAAACAGTGCATCCCGAATGCGATATTCCATCTTGAACTTCTCGAAAAGGTTCCGGACCTCAGCCGAAGCGATCACTGCGGCGTTATTCTCGGGATCTTTCATATTATCGCCATCGTAATAGGACAGCGGTTCAAAAGTAATCGTCGTATTGCTGGAAGTTAATGAAGCGACAAACAAGCTGGTTACACGCTTGATAATGTTGAACGTCGGCTTTGCAAGTCGCTGCATCGCTGGAGTCTCATTAATATGTAGCCATTGATTCCCGGCGAAAAATTCTATATTTGTATTTACGAGATTATACTGATTCGGAACAAGCTGGTTATTATACTGTCGTCCTCGCTCGTAATAATCCCATAGCTTTTGTCTGGTATTGCTTTCGTCTCTCAACAGCCCACACCCCTCTTGTTACTTGGAGTCTGTCAGCCCGTAAGCCTGTTCCACTCCGTAATTCATAAGCTTGCGGAAAGCCTGCTGATCGGCAATCATTCTCTCTCGTTCTTCCTGGATCTTTACTAGTTCCTCATCAGAAACCGGCGCCTTGTCTTTAGACAACCACGGAGTACTCTGTGATTTGCCAACAAAAAAGCCAGCAAGGAATAATCCTATGCCGACTAATGCACCTATTAAACCTATCAGCAGTTCCATACATCAACCACCGAAGTCTTTTGCTTTCTTCTTCAGCTGGCCGAGCATGGGCTCTTCCAGTTCCTCATCTTCTTCACCAGGTTCCTCATCTTCTTCATTGAGTTCAGTTCCCAGTTCATCAGTTGCCTCGTTCTCCGGAAACGGAGCCGCCGCTCCACCGCCCTTTGCATCTTCAATAGCGGTAGCCAAAGCGTCGTCGGATTCATCCGCCGGTTTAAACTCCTGCTCCAAACGAAGTGCTTCAGCTTTTGCATCTGCTTCTGCTCCTTCACCTTCATACATCTGACCGACCTGCAGGTCACGATCGTCGATACCACCGTCCAGAAGATCCTGGGCATATGCTTCAAGATCTGCAGGCGGGATACGCTCAATCACTTCACCGTCAACGATCTCGGCTGTAGCAAGAACAACAGCTTTGTCTCCGTCGTCGTTCACGAAAGCTTTGAAAGTTTCACCTTCAGGAACAGGTTTCATTTCAATGCCGACATCCTCTTCCCCACCAAACATCGGTTTACCGGGAATCGGGAATGCGGGATTCATATTCTCATCCATATCTACTTATCCTTTCTTTTTCTTCTGAACAACGGATTCAGTCTTATTGGCGGACTTAGTGATGGAAGACTTCTTAGAAGCAGCGCCCTTGCCGCTTCCGTTATAAGTCTGGCTCGTACCGTTCTTATTAACGGTAATACCGGATTTGCTCTGCAGTGTTCCCTTGTTGGAAGCTTTATTTCCAAGGGTAGCGGAAGCTTTGTTGGTAGCGTCCTTCTTACCGGAAGCCGTATAATTGTCACGCGCTTTCTGGAGCTGGTTCAGCATTTTATCACCACCGGCAGCGCCGGTCTTAGCGCCATTCACAAAAGCATTAACTCTTTCTTTCATAGTTCTCTTCACGCCATCCTCCTGGGCTTTCTGTTTCTGATAACCCGGCTGCGCTGCTTTCCACTGAGACTCAGCCTCAGCCATATAGCTTTTCACCGATCCGGGCTTATTTGCGCTCTTCAGCTTAAAATCTGCTGCTTTAGCCATTTCATTTACCTCTTTAAATTTCGTTTATTCGCGCCTGATAACTGCTTATACATCGGCTCTCTCGTTACACCACGATCGTCCGTATGATTGGACAGCTGCTCAAGAACACGCACTTCACCAGTCCTGGCTGGATAATACCCACGCTGGTAATAGTCTTTGTCGTACTCAGCAGGAGTGACCCGCTTACCTTCTTTGATCTCTTCTTTCGTAGCGTTTACCTTCTGCTGGTTTTCAAAAGGTGTCGGCTTGCTGTGCGCTACCGCTCCGCCTTCGACCGGACGCGCTTTGTTTTTGATGGATACTCGCGCCTTTTTACTAGTTCCATTGTAATCCCTAGCCATTCATACGGACTCCTTTCACATCAATGAACCTAAGTCCGTACCATACGGACTGAACAATATATCCGGATTATTGAACTGTTCTTCTTCCTTTTTAATATACAGCTC